ATCCCGAGACCGGACTGTTCCCCATCGGCGGGGAGAAGGCGGCCTACCCCGGGGACCCGGCGCTCTCGGCGGCTCAACGCATACACTGTAGATGCCGTATTCGCGCCGAGATCGAGGGCTACTCCCCGCAGATCCGCCGCAGCCGCGAGGATGGTGTGATCCCCTATCAGACATTCAGCGAGTGGGACAAGGGACGGGAGCACTTCTCGCCCGCGAAGTCTAAGGTGGCAGGTGCGACGGTGCCGCGTCTTCCGCGCGCCATGCGGCCGAGCGCGCCAGAGCCGGGACTGCCCAGCTTTGTAGAACACAAGCCGGGGACCGTCCAAGGGCCGAGAGGGTTTGGGCTACCCAATCCATGAGCCCCGCCGAGCGCTTCGCCATGGAAGCTTACCTTCGGGAGTGGGTGGCGAACAAGCAGGAGTGGAAGCGCTCGATGTTCCTACGGTTCCGCGAATATCTCGTGCACGGCTACTCGGTCGCGGAAATCTATACGCTCTGCGACGGGCACTACCGACGGGAAGAGCTCGCTGAGACACTGGAGGCTCGGTGCTGGGAGGCGTGGTTCGAGGAGTACTTCGGGATCGACCGGGGGAACGACGGGCTCGCAGGCAAAGATGAGGAGGATTGAATGCCACTACGAAAAGGCAAAAAGGGCGTCGGAAAGAACATAAAGACGCTCATGCGAGAAGGGAAACCGCAGAAGCAAGCCGTGGCGATCGCGCTGAACGTCGCGCGGCGCAAGAAAGGGAGACGGAAAACATGAGTTGGCAGAAAACCGTAGGAAGAATCCTGACCGCTGCCGTTGCAGTGGCCATGGCTGTATTCGCCATTCTCGGAGAGACCCCGACCTGGTGGGCCGCCGTGCTGGCGCTCGCCGTGCCGGTCGTCAACGCTTTGATCGGCTCGTGGAAGCCGCCGGAATGACGACAACCACGGGGACGACGTTGCAGACGTACATCGAGTGGCTCATCAACGAGGCCGAGAGTAAGAACTACGGCGAGGCTGGATTACACCTCGTGATCCACGCGGGGCAGCTCGTGGACGTGAGGAAAACAAGCATCGATCATGAGCATTTCACGCTGGCAAAGCGGGCGCGGTAGAGGAAGAAAGGCGAAAGATGAACATGGGATTGTTTCTGGTTCTGTCAAGGGATTGCGTGTGCGAGAAGATAGGCTTGGGCGACCGTGAATACCGAATCGGTTACGAGTGGAAGATCGAGGGTATCGCCGACTCCGAGCGCATGGCGGAGCACCTGCGGAAGCGCGCGCGATCTCTGATGTTCGGAGAAGTGATCGTCGCCAAGGTCCAGGCCGATATCTCGGCTGAGGACATGATCGCCACGAAGACCGAAGCCCAGATCAGGAACGAGGCGGAAGAGGCTATCGAGCCTCTCCTCAAAGAGATCGAGGCGATCAGAGCGAGCGTGCAGATGAAGACGCCTTGAACATACTTGACATACCATAGTCAAGCATGGTATGTTTGGGGCATGAAGACTTACACAGTCAGAGAGATCGCAGATCGTCTGGGCCGTGATGTCAGTTCCGTACATCGATGGCTCAAGCGCGCCAAGGTGCGGCCGGTGCAGAATCTTGTACAGGCGGACTCCCGGGGCCAGCGGGTGGCGCTGTTCGACGCTGCGATGGTAGACCGGCTCATCGAGGAGCGGTACGGGAAAGACTCGAAGGTGTGAAGCGAGCCGTGGAGCGTGAGACACCCAGTGTTGCGGGGCGAGCCATCGACCGTGAGACACCCATTCTCCACGAGCGAGCCATCATAGACGAGACACCCATTCCAAGTGAGCGAGCCAGCGAGCGTGAGACGCCCATCAACGAAGGAGCGGGCCATTCTACGGGAGACACCCGATGCACAAGAGCGAGCCACATATCGAGAGTCACCCACGGCTCGGGAGCGAGCCAGGAGGACGTTGACATTTCCGCAACCGTATAGTAAAGTGTAACTGTAGAGTAGCGTAGTAGACATCTAGCTGCGCGGCGGAGGCAACTTCGTCGTGACGGCGCCCGGCTCGCAAACGAGAGGGCGCAGTCCGTACGTCTTGGAGAAATCCATGGCGCGCGGGCTGCGCCCTTTTTTATTTGCTCGCGCCGCTACGGACCACCAGGGACAACAAGCGGGGCCGGAGGCCGGGCAGAAAGGACGCATGGTGAACGAGAGACACAGAAAACTCCGAGCGCGCGCGAACCGCCTCGCCTCCCACGAGGCCCGATACGGGGCGCAGACGCCGGAGCAGGCCGAGCCGCGACGAAAGCGCGGCAGGCCACGGAAGACCACTGAGCCGGGCACCGAGCAAGGCGCAGGGGGAAGGAACAGGTAATGGCAGATCTGACGATCGAGGTAGTTCGCGAATGGCTCGCGACGAACAAGGCGACCGAACCGGTCAAGGCGTTCCTGAAGGAGCTTGGGGCGACCGAGCCGAAGCTCACAGCCGAGACGGTCGGGCCGTGGCTGGAGACCGAAGACGGCAAGCGTCTCATCGCGCCGCTCATGGACAAGCGCGTCACCGAGGCTGTGAAGACCCACGACGCGAAGATCAAGGACGCGAGCGAGGCCGAGGTCAAGCGCCGGGTCGCAGAGGAGCTTCTCCGGACGAATCCGCAGGAGTCTCCCGAGCAGAAGCAGATCCGCGAATTGCGCGAGGAGATGGTCAAGGAAAAGCAGCTCCGGGAGCGCGACAGCTTGCGCCGAGCGATCGTCGAGGAAGCCGCGCGCGAGAGTGTGCCTTCATGGTGGGTCGACAACTTCTCCGGAGGCACCATCGAGGAAGCCAAAGTGCACATCGCGCGCGTGAAGCGAGAGCGTGAGGAGATCGCCACGAAGGCGAAGAACGAGCTCCTCGCGGGTGGATTCAAACCGGGATCGGGCAACGGCCAGCCGCCTAAGTCGAAGGTCGACGTTTCGAAGCTGACGCCCCAGGAGGCGCTCAAGCTCGAAATCGAGGGCAAGCTGGACGCCGCGATCGCCGGGGATAACTAACACAGGAGACAAGCATGGGTATTGAGAATTTCAATCCCGCCGTCTGGAGCGCGAAGCTTTTCGTCAGGCTCCAGAAAGCGTTGATCTTCGCCAACCTGGTGAATCAAGACTACGAAGGCGAGATCAAAGAGTTCGGCGATCAGGTGCGCATCAACGAGGTTGGTGATGTCACCATCAACGACTATACCAAGTACACCGCCATCACGTGGCAGGAGCTCGAAGGCGCGCAGAAGATCCTTTTCATCGATCAGGCGAAGACGTTCAGCTTCACCATCGATGACATCGACACCGCGCAGAACAAGCCGAACATCATGAACGGTGTCATGCAGAACGCGGCCTACAGGGTGGCCGACACCGTCGACACCTTCCTGGCCGGCCTGTACACCGGAGCAGGAGTCACCAACACCGCGAACCTCGGGACGGCGAGTTCCGGGGTGAGCGTGTCGAGCGGCAACGTGATCGAGAAAGTGACCTACGTTGCTCGCTACATGGACGAGTCGAACGTGCCTACCGAGGGGCGCGTGGCCGTCGTGACGCCGTGGTTCCACCAGAAACTCCTTCTGGCGGAAGTAGGCGGCATCGGAGCAACCGCTGTGCCGAAGGTCGGGGAAGCAGGAACTTTCATCAAGGGCTACGTCGGCGAGGCCCTCGGGTTCCGCTTCTACAAGTCCAATAACATCACCAACAGCTCGACGACCTATCGTCAGATGTTCTTCAACCGGTCGGCGATCAGCTACGCCGGGCAGGTGGCCAAGATGAGGGCGGTTGAGAGGGAGGACTACTTCGATGCCGGCGTGAAGGGGCTCTACGTCTACGGCGGCAAGGTCGTCCGGCCGGACTCCCTCGCCGTCTTGAACGCCATCGAGGCGAGCGGCTGAGGAGGCTGGAAATATGGGAAGCACGACTCTTAATCCCTACACCCCCGCCATCACGGGGACTCACATGGCCACGGTGGGCACGGCCCTCAAGAAGACGACCGCGTCCAGCGACACTGTCACCATCACCGCGACTACGGCTCAGAGCGTTCTGGATTTCTCGACGCTCATGATCCGAGCGCAAAGCGAGACCTCGACGGTCTCGGCTACCCTCAGTATCGGTGTCGGGACCGAGTTCTCCGACAAGGGCATCGGGGTGGCCTCGGTCACCCTCGCCTCGGAGAATACCGTGCTCATCGGGGGCAAAACCTTCGAAGGCACCCGGTTCCAGACCACGGTCGAATCGCTGGTCATCACAGTCGCCGGTGCGGCTACAATCAACTGGGAAGCGTACCAGGGACCGACCCGGATCGCCGGATAATCTGACAGAAAGCGGGGGCCTCCGGGTTCCCGCTTCCAAGGGAGGGCAGTATGCCTTCGAGTCTGTTCGAACCGGTCGTATTCGGCGCGCGCCCCGGGACCGATCTTACGAGAAAGAAGGTCTCGGACGGCCTCATGTTCGTCGCATCGCACAATGTCTCCGTAGGGACCGGAACTGCGGTGACGGTACTCATCGAGGCGCCGGCCACTGGCGTCTACCATCTGCGGGGGCAGGTGCAGGCGGACAAAGCCGGCACGTGGACACTCTCGAGCGGGCCGACGACCTCGGCTGGGACCGCGCTGACGGCGCTCAACGCCAATCGTCGCAGCAGCAACACCTGCGGTCTCACGCTGACGCACACCGTGTCGAGTTACTCGGCCCTGGGGACAACCATGCCGACCGGGCTCGTGGGGGCCGATACCGGGCCGACGAGTCTGTGTGCCGATGACATCGAGGGCGATGGCGAGTGGGTCCTCGCAACGAGCGGGACTTACCTCGTGAGATTTGCGGCGGCGGCGGCGGCCACGAACGTTATCGTCATCCTGCGACCCTGGAAGGAGGAGTAGGGCGGTGGCCTTTCCACGGATAGGGTACATCTACAAGACAACCAATCTCATCAATGGCAAGGTGTACATTGGCCAACATCAGCGGGACGAGCTTGACACGAAGTACTATGGTTCAGGCATTAAGATACGGAATGCGTTGCGCAAATACGGCAAGGCGCAGTTCCGTATCGAGGTATTGTGCTGGGAGAACAGCATAGAGCGATTGAACACGAGCGAGATTGCTTTTGTGGTAGCTTATGACTCCTGCAATCCAAGCCGGGGCTACAACTTGTCATTCGGTGGCGCGGCTTTCAACAAAGGCAGGAAAGCATCCGCTGAGACAAGAACTAAGCTGCGAGCCGTGTCGACACTTCGTGCGCCAATGTCAGAAGAAACGCGAAGGAAATTGTGCATCGCACAACGGAAAGTGGTCCACACGGCTGAGTGGCATGCCAAAATAGGTCTTGCTCATCGCGGCAAGATGCTATCCGAAGAGACCAAAGAAAAGGACAGGGTCGCCCACCGCGGCAAAAAGCACACAGAGGCAACGAAGCTCAAACTCAGTCTTGCTAATATGGGCAAGAACTCTGGGCGAAAGCATACACTGGAGGAGAACGAGAAAAACAGGATGGCTCATCTTGGGAAGCCTGCTTGGAACAAGGGCATCCCGGCATCGCCAGAAGGGGAAGAAAGACTTCGCAAAATGAGATTGGGAACCAAGCTCTCTGATGAACACAAACGTAAGCTAAGTCTTGGAAGTCAGGAAAGATGGGCTCGTTGGCGAAGATCGAAATTGGGGATTGCCGTATGATTTTGAGCGCTACAGAATGCACACTTTACTCAAACGTCTCCGCCTCGGCACCCACGATCGCCGCAAGCGGGAAGATCGCTCTCGTGCAGGAGCGGATCTGTACCATCTGCAACAACACATTCGGGACGGATCTTTACGTCCAAACATCGGTGACATTCAACGCAACGTCGCGCACGGTGACCACGACGAGTGGCGACGGCTGGGCGGCATGGAACTTTGTGACCGGGGACGACGTCTCGGTCTACCAGAGCTACCGCAACGATGGCGTCTATACCGTCTCGGGTGTCAGTGGTTCGGTATTGACGTTCGCCACGGGGGCTTCGGTGGTCGACGAGCTATCGGGCCGCTCTATCCTGTTCTCGGTGGTGAAGTGGCCCGTCGACCTGAAGCAGACCGCGGCGCTCATGGTGGAGTACGACTACGACGGACGCAAGAAGCGCGCGGCGGGGGTGCGGTCCCGCAGTCTGGGTCCGTTCAGTGAGAGCTACTCGGGCAAGGTTGGCGCCTATGGCTACCCGGAGGATATCCTGGAGCCGCTCTATGACCATCGCGTGGTCAGGTTGATGTGATGTTCCGGGACCTGCTCACCCTGGCAAGCGTTCAAGTAGCCCGCGAGGTCTACACTGCGGACGGCATGGGCGGGGGGAGCGTCACGACAGCGTTGACGACTCTCGGTGCTTCGGCACTGTGGCAGATCGGCGGGGGCAAGAGCTTCCTCTCCGACAAGATCGCCGCGGTGAGTTCTCACGTTCTAGCGGTCGAACCGGACACCTACACATGGGCGAGCACCGATACGGCGATTGTCTACGCCGGGCAGACCTACCGGATCACGGCGCGGCCGGATGACGTGGCAAACCGGGATGAGCTTGTGGTGGTAGCCCTGGAGCGGATCGTATGAGCGTCAAGGTCACCGTGAGTAGCCGATGGAATGGAACGCCGGTGAAGATCGCGGGCAAGCGCGTGGTGGGCAAGAGCGCGTTCGAGATCGGGTTCGTGGTTGCCGGACAGGCGAAGGCGCTCGCACCGGTAGACACGGGACTCCTCGCAGCCAGTATCACGGTTGCCTCTTCGACAGAGCAGACGGCGCCCGACAGGCCGAGCAAGTTCACGAAGGGCTCGGGTATCACGCGCGGGGCAGGCGGGGAGTCCCAGGCAGTGTTCGTCCCCGTGATCGGCAAACCGACTGATGACATGGAGGTCCTCGTGGGAACCCCGGTCGACTATGGCCCACATGTGGAGTTCGGAACCGTGCGTAGCTACGCGCAGCCGTTCTTGCGGCCGGCGCTCGACCTCGCTATGGGGAAGACGCTGACGATCTTGCAGAAGCACGGGCGCTTCGAGTTCGCGGAGTACTTGGAGGGCAAAGGCGCATGAGCCCGAGTGAGTGCATCGGTTACACATTGCTGCAAACCTCGGCGGTGACTGCGATCACGAGTACCCGGATCACTCACGGCGAGCGGCCGGCGAACACGGTGACGCCGAGCATCAACTTCTACCAAGTGGGTGGGGCGACGAGGCGTTATGGGATCGAGAATCCGATGTTCTCGATCAACTGTCGGGCGCCGACAGCCGAAGCGGCTCGGGACTTGGCGCGAATCGTGGTGGACACGTTCCACGGCAGCGCCGGGACGGGAATGTATGGCTACCAGAGTAGTGGGACGGTCTTCGACGTGGCGCGCGTCTCGCTTCGCGCCGACCAGGGGTTGATACCGGAGCCGGCCGACAACCTCTACAACGCCCCGGTGGATATCCAGCTCGTCCACACGGCGGGCACGGTCAGTTAGGAGGCAGACATGCCGATCTATCAGAACAACAGCGTCGACACGACCAAGCTCGTGCTTGGGAACTACAAAATCGAGTCGAGTCCGTACGCGAGCGCCGCCGGGAGTTTCGTCTGGGTCAACCTCGGGGCGGGCATGGTCAACGGGTGGGCCTACGTGCCAGAGAAGTACGACGCCCAGGCGGGCAACGCACCCGACCCGATTGAGGGTATCAGTCGCGAGACTTTCACCATCGACATGGAACTCATCGAGTTCGACACCTCGGTGCTCTCCGCGATCTCCTGCGGCGCCATGACCACAGCGAGCACCGGTACGGTGATGACGGTCTATATGGGCGGGAATACCGCCCTGACGCCGAGAGCTTTCCGTCTGACGAACACCCGTCTGGTGTCCGGGTCGACGAAAGAGACGATCATCACGGTGTTCAAAGCGACCATGGACGGAGGGCTCGCGTTTACCGCCAAGAGCGACAACGACGCCGACCCGGTCAATGTCATGCCGGTCACGGTGACTGGCAAGGTCGACCCGACGCGCTCTGCGGGAACGCAGCTCGCGACCATCACCAAGACGATCTAAGCCGGGTGCCCGGCAGAAAGGACGGCCTCCATGGCCGCTAACAACGTAGTTGACCTGGACGTTCTTCGACCGCCTGAGCGGATCGTCAAGCTCGGAGGCAACGAGATCGACGTATCATTCGTGGCGTGCGGGATCACGTTCGAGGTGGACGACATCGTACGGCGCCTCGGGGTGTTCGACAAGGCGACGCTGGAGAAGGGCGGAGAGGAGGCCCGAGAGGCTTTCAAGCTCTCTGTGGAGCTTTGCTCTCTGTTCTGCCGCCGCAAATACCCCGAGATGACACCGGAGTGGTTCCTGGAGCACACCGAGCCGAGGCAGCTCACGGTGTTTACACAGGAGATCCAGGGGGCGCTCGTCCGTAGTCTCGCCGGGGTCGAGCAGTACCCAAAAACCCCTACGAGGGCCAAGGCGAAGACGAAGTAGACGACGGGAAAGTCCGCCTTGGCCGGCTTTTTGTCAGTATGGCGCTGCTCTACCCGTGGGCGACGAAGGAGTATCTACTGTGGGAGATGAGCCTCGGGCAGATAATCCTCTACCACAACGTGGGGCTGGAACTCCGCTACGGCAAGCCCGGGAAGGACGGTAAGCGCACCTTGCGGGGCCGAAGCTACGCCGAACTGAAGGCTATCCGTGAGGAGGCGAGGAAGCAGTTGCGCACCGATGAGCAATCAAAGAGCGACGCCAAGAAGGCTGAGTACCGCGCCAAGTACGGAGACGTATAGCCTATGTCGAGCCTAGGGGACATGGTGGTTCGGATCGTCGGAGACAACTCCGACTTCGACAAATCTGTCGATACCGCCGAGAAGAAGTTCGTTGCCCTCGGGAAGAGCTTCGTCAAGGTCGGTAAGGCCCTCACCACATTCGTTACCCTCCCTCTCGTCGGACTCGGGATTGCTGCCGTCAAGAGCGCGGCCAACATCGAGATGCAGCAGGCCGCCTTCGAGACCATGCTCGGCTCCGCGCAAGACGCGAAAAAGATGCTCACCGATCTCAAGGACCTCGCTGCGAAGACGCCGTTTCAACTGACCGACCTCGCGAACGCTTCGAAGACTTTGCTGTCTTTCGGGTTCGACGCTGAGAGGGTCCTGCCTACCATACGACAACTGGGAGACGTAGCCGGCGGAAACAGCGATCGGTTCTCTGCTCTCTCCCTCGCTTTCGCACAGGTGCAGGCCACAGGGCGGCTGATGGGGCAGGATCTCTTGCAGATGATCAACGCCGGTTTTAACCCCCTGCAACAGATCGCCGAAGACACCGGGCAGTCGATGGCCGAGCTCAAGGCCGCGATGGAGGACGGCGCTATCTCGGCGGACATGGTCGCGGAGGCGTTCGCGGGGGCGACCGAGGAGGGCGGGCGATTCTTCGGCGGGATGGAACGGGCGAGTAAGACGCTCGAAGGCCAGTGGTCGACGTTGATGGACACGCTCGCCGAACTGGGCCGCAGCTTTGCCGACATACTTCTGCCCACGATCAAGATCGTCATTACAAACCTCACGTGGTTTGCCGAGCGATTCTCGAATCTCGACGAGGGCACAAAGCGTTTTATCCTGACTGTTGCCGGATTGACAGCGGCGATCGGGCCGCTTCTTTTAGGAATCGGGAAACTCATCCCGGCCATCCATGCCCTCGGATCGGCGATAAAAGCACATCCCTACCTCGCAGCCGCGGGAGCCGTGATCGCTTTGGGTGTTGCGATCGCCGGCTATATCAAGGGAGCGCAGGGAGCAAAGCGAGCTACTGATGAGCTGATCGCCAGCCTCAACTCGGTGGACCCGATTACGCGAAAGGCGCAAGATGCCTCATTCGAGCTAAGATTCCTCATTACCGATCTGAAGGATGCGACGGTGGGGTCGCGCGAGATGACGACGGTTGAGAAGGCGCTCAGTACCGCCATCGCCGACCTCGCAAAGAAGTATGGTATCAACAGGCAGGCCGTAGAGGAGGCCGTGAAGGCGCAGCACTATCTGAACGAGGAATTCGAGACACAGCCTGGCGTTTACAAGACGCTCGGTGAGATGTTGGGGTTTGCGACGCGGGCTCAACTAGCGGAGGCTGCGGCTGCAGAGAAGGCCGCCAAGGAGCGAGAGGAACGTCGAAAGATCGAAGAGCGATACAAGCAGGCGCTCAGTGACATTAGCGCCGAGTTCGACAAGATCGCGAAACAGGAACAGGCAGCCACGGCTACAGGCCAAGAATACAACGCCGTCGAAGAGAAGCGGAAAGCAGTCCTGGAGCAGATCAACAAGCTGATCGACGAAGGCTGGCGCGTGGAGAAGGCGGCCGGCGAGAGCGGGATCACCTACATCCAGGCGATCCTGGACGCCAACAAGGAACTCTTCGTCCAGGAGAAAGCCGGCCAGCGTATCGTACGCCAGGGAAGCGAGGACGAGCGCAAGTACACCGAGGCCGCGATCTACGCCGCGACGGAAGAGCTGGACGTGAAGGCCGCGCTGTGGGCAGCCGAGGAGGAAGCCGCTGCCCAGCGCAAGGCTGAACACGAGGCGGAGTTGGCGCGGATCAAAGCCGAGCGAGATGAGCGGATCTCCGCCGCGCAGCAGATTGCCATAGCGTTGTCGGGGTTCGCTCGATCGCTGGCCGACCGCAAGCTCGAAGAGCTGCGGCGATTCGCCGATGCCCAGGAGCAAGCCTACGCCGCCGAACTGGAGCGCGACGCCGCGGGAGTCAAGACGCAGCTTACCTCCCTCGACACTGAACTCCAGGCCGCGCTCGTGGCCGCCGGGGTCGCGGAGAAGACGGAAGAGGAGCAGCTACGGGCGCAGATCGAGGCCGCCAAGACCGCGGGGGACACAGAGAAGCAGACAGAGCTTGAGGCCGCACTGAAGCGCGAACAGATCACGGCTGACTTTGCCTTGCGACGGCAGGCCATCATAGACGCTGCGGAAGAAGTGAAGGTAGCCAAACAGAAGGCGTATGACGAGGAGATCGCCGCGAATCACCTGTGAGCCGCGTTGGTCCCACAACGAGACCTCGCGCGCGATGTCGGTGTCCTGGTTGATGCGATTCTCCACTTGTCGCGGACCGAAGACCAGCGATTGCCGCGGGAATCGATACACGCGCAGCTTCCCGTAGTCGTCACCGTCGTTCGTCAATACCATTGGGTACCATGAAGATAGGCCGAATTGACGTCGCCAATTTCCGTGGGATCCAGAGGCTCGAGAACTACCGACCCGGTTCCCAGAACCTCCTGGTCGGTGCGAACAACGCCG